CTATTATAATATTTTTTCTTAATCTTGCTTTTCTTATTTTTTCTTTGATTGCTTCAGCTTGTCTAGCTCTTTCATTTGCTATTTCAGCTTGAAGTCTCTCCCATTGTCCAGGAGAACCATAAAGTAAAAATAATTCTCTCATCTCATTACGCAATCTCATTGCTTCTTCTTTTCTAAAATGAGCATCAATTGCGTTTTGTTCAGCACCTGTAAGTTTGCCAAAGATACCAGTTTTTTGTGAAGCTACAACTTGTAATCCTGCTTCAGCTTTTGCCCATTTAGCTACTGCTCCACCCATAGAAGTTAAATCTCTACCTGCTTTAATTGCAGTAGAGATTGATGAACTTGCAGCTTTTAGTGCAGCAAATGCTGTTAATGGGTCAATCATTTATTATTCCTTTTTGCTAACCATTTACCATTTGTATAAATATCTTTTCCTGAGTTACTTCTATAGTCATTATAATTACCAAAAAAATTACACATTTACTTTTTCTTTTTCCTTTTAATAGATTGTTTACGACCACTTGCACTAATAGGATATTTTATTGATTTTGGTTTAGGACCTATATTACCTTTAGCTCTTTTTCTTTTTATTGCTGAAGCTTTTTGACCTGCAGTCATTCTATCAGCTACAGCTTTAGGTCTACATACTGGATATTTTCTTTTAGATGAACTAGCAGACTTTCTACCACATGGTTTACCTGTAGATATATCTACCCAGTTTTCCTTAAACCATTTTTTAAGTCCACCACCTTTTTTCTTTTTCATTAAATACCTTTAGGTCTTTCTTTTTTTTTAGTGTATTTTTCTTTAAGTAATTCTAGTTCTTTTTTTTCTATTCGCCATAACAGCACCACAACCTTTAGCAACTTTACCTTGTGGCTTACCCACTCTTTTACCAACTGCCATTTTCTTTTTGGGACCTTTAAAATCTTTTCGCTTGAGACCACTAGGGTCTTTAATTTTTCCTGCACAGATTTTAGAAGCATACGCATTTGCATACGCACTAGGATAAACTTTAAATTTACGTTTCGCAGCATTTTTCCCCCTTGCACATAGTTTAGTCATTGTCTATTCCCCTTTATAAATATTTATTCATAGCCATAATTAAGTCATCATATTTAGCTACATGTTCAAGTTCTTTTTCAATCTCATTAATTATATCACCATGTTCTCCAATACCTACAGGATTATTTAATAATACCTCAACATTGGCTACATGTTTTTTTATATGACCATCTGCATGAGCTAAAAAAGCTTCTTTTAATTTTTCTTTCATCATTTTAATTAGATAAATTATAAGTTGTATCTAAGTCTTTAGGGTCTCCAACTCTCATCATTATTTGGTCATCATATAATAATAAAAGTTTTATACCTTTATAATAAAATTTTTGACCTGCATGTTTAGTATAACATACATAGTCTCCAACTTTACACCAATTACCATTAGGAAATTTATCTTCATCTTTATAAGCTAAATCTCCTAAAGATAAAACTTTACCAACTGTAGTTAAATAAGCTATATCATTTTTAACTGAATCAGGTAGCATAATACCACCCTTAGTTGTTTCTCTTATCGTAACAGGGCGAACCAACACATGATACCCAGGAAGATTAGGTAAAACTTCTGGGTCAGGTAAGTTCTCTTTATTTGTCCATTCATCATTTTTAACTGCATTATTTAATTTAATCGTCTGCATCTTCATCTCCATTTATCATTCTATTATAAACATTTTTAATTATTATTCTTGCATGGTTGAGTCCTACTATTGAACCAACTGATTGTCTATAACGAGCATAGTCTTCACAATTACCATCCCCTAATGATTTTTGAATTTGAATTACCTCATTATCTATTTCCTTCAAAATTTCAGAAATAATATTTTGCATATATTACTTTTTAGTTTCATATGAAGCAGGAGGGTCCTGTCTTAGAATACCTCGCTTCGCCCTAAAAGACATTTTGCTTCCAGGTTCTTTTGACCAGTCACCATATTTTGCTGGAGTATGTGGTCCTTTAATTATTTCACTCATTAGTTTTCTCCTTTCATTTCTTCTTTAGCTAAATCACCAAGAGTTTTTATTGCTTGACCTGCAATCTTAGACTGACGATTCTTTTGACCTTCAGTTCTTTTAACTGCTATTTGAGCACCATCTTTTAAAGCTTTAATACCTTGGTCTTCTTCTTTAAGAGTTAGTTCTCTTTGTTTAACAGCTAAGTTTGCAGCTTCTTGTAGAGCTTCAAGACCAAGTTTTTCAGACTCAATCTCTAGTCTCTTTTTCTCTAGTTCAACCATTTGTTGTTCAGGTGTTTGAGGTACACCCATACTTTGATTGGCTTGAGAAATCTGTTGAGCAGCTTGTGCTTGAACTTGTTGTAATGTTGCAGGGTCAGTAGCTACTCCTGATACCATTCCATTAATTTGTTCTTGGTATCTCATAATCATGTGTTCTTTTATATTTGCTTCAAGAATTGGTTTTACTTTTTCCATAATTGGACTACCACCATTCATAGGGTCAGTTAAATATGCAGTCTTAACTGTAACATGAGCCATATGGTCTTGTCCTGGAAATGCTCCTATTGGCATACCTTTTACTGCTGCTTGAATATCTGATACAGGGTCAAGTGGTTGAGGTTGTATCTGAGGTGG